TTAATCACCTACTTTAATACATACGTTCTTTTCTTTTTTATACGCATCAAGATACATTTCTTTTTTATCTCCGTTATAAGTAGCCTCAAAATACATACCATCTGACAATGTAGTTGATAGCAATGCCTTATTGTTCTGAAGTGTCTTGCATACCCACACTACATAGATATCGAAATCCTGTGGATCTTCTAGATGTTCGTTTGTATATCTTCTTACTTCTTCAACTGCAATCTTTAGAAATTCGTCATTACCCATTGTTATTCTCCTTGTTGATAGCGTTTTCTGCTACTTCTAAGCCTTTAGTTAAAACAGATGGTACGTTGTCTCCGGCTTCCACGAAGTTCTCAATGATGCTTCTTAATTCATTGATAATGAGAGATGCTAATGTAAACCATCCAACATAAGTTGTGATAGTCAAATCGATGTTAATTGTCTGTCCAATCTCAATGAAAATAGAAGATGCAAGAAATGCTACTAGCACCATGAGCCAGTAACCTAACTTTTTCCATACACCTCTGACTCCTTTAGCGGAATTTTCTTTGCCTGTTAATCTAGACTTTCTAATTCCTGTGATGTAGTCAATGATGTTTAATGTCAAAAAGCCTACGAATAAAAACCAATGTGTGCCTAATGCAGCAGTCAATACCGCTACAATAGTGCCTCCGATTGCGTTAATCGCATCCATGTATTTTAATGATGTATCATATAATTTCATATTTTCCTTCTCCTTTAAGCATATGAGTACGTATAAAAACCGCAAATATAAACGTCGTTTATGGTGTTTCTTAGTGAAGTCAAAGTAAAATTACCCGCTGTAATGTCGTTGGTTGAAGGGTAATATCTGATGACTAGCCCAGCGTCTGTGGCAGGGTTCGCTATAGGAATAAACATATTACCTCTTGGTTTTTTATCGGCAGGAAATCCTGTCCACATGTACCCCATAGTATTGCCTCCGATTGGGGCGCTTACCAAACCATCCCAGTTTATTTCGCAGAGTTTCAATCCGTCGTTATATCGGTATTTCAGTGTGATACCACATGCATTAGTTCCACAAGAGATCCAATCAGACCAGCCAATAACTCTATGCTGTATCTTCTTATCCGTGAGCACGGGAACCCACGTATCTACTTGATTCTCTGTATCAAAATCAAACGTGTACCCATTAAATGACTGCGCTTCAAGAGGCATATCTACCTTTAACTTACCACTCTCTGCCTTGCATCCAACACCAATTCCTCTGCCATCTGCTGAAAAATCAAGCAGCTTAAATGAAGGAGCAATAGCAGCATAAGATGCAACACCGTTTGTCGTGAAGTAATCCTTCACAAGCACTCTGAACGAGTAGGCATTATCTGTACTGAACTTGCCGGCAGATGATATATATACCTTGTTTTCTGCATTGTATGAATCTGTATAAGTTGCAAGAGTAGTCCATGTTTCTCCGTTTTTGTACTGGATCATGACAGTCTTATCATTTTTATTTGCAACTGGTGCGATTGAAAATGAATAAGTAATCTTAACCGCCGTACCTTCATCGTCAGCCTTATTAGATGTCACATTCCAACGCTGTGCAGTTACATTCTTGACTGCTGGTGACCACCACTCTGTAACACTAATGTTTTTAGACAGTGTAGCCTTCTGACCTCTCGAATCTGTAACCGTTGATTTAAGAACAACTGTACCAGAAGACTTGAGTGGCTGTGTCGTAAAGAAACTGTTTGGGCCAGGTATACTCTGTCCGTCAATTTCATTTTGGTAGTACGTGATTGTAGCACCATTCTTCGCCGTTGCTGATACATTACATTTGACTTTCGAAACGCCCTGTATAATTGTTGATGCTCCGAATCTTTTTGCGATTGCAGCATCTTCATTTGTGTATGTGATTCCTGTTACAGTTGGCTCATAGCCCGATGGCAGTACTAAATCCAATCGGCAGTAGTTAGTACCGATGTACTTTCCGGCACGATTGTATGTATCTACCTTGAATGTCATATATGAATATGACGTGTTAGTCATCTTGCTGATCAGTGAAGTCGGTACTGTCCATCTGAATTCGTCATTCCACTGGTTGTCAGCAATCTGTACATTCATATCATAATAACTGTATGAGATTACATGACCAAAGTCAGATGATGCCCTAGGTGTCTTGATTGTCACACTGTTTCCAAAATAAACTGATGCTGGAGAACAGTAAGGCTTAGTCGCTCTAGGAATGACATCGCAGTCAACACCACCCGAAGCAGATACACTGCCCACATAACTACCCGAAAGAGTTACTTTCAATTCCTGTGAGAATGAGAAATCAAAATGCTTGCCACCGTTACTGTCATGAGGAATCTTGATATTAGTAACTGTTGCAAGTGTCTTTGTTCCACTACCTCCGATAGTCACTCCACCAGACCATAACAGTACGCCATTAGCCCACATAGAGCCGTATTTAGTAGCATTTGAATTGATATTCCACTTATAATACTTTGTCAGCGTAGCAGTCCATAAATCATAGTTTCCGTCAACATTGACACCTGTTCGTGTCATTGTCATTGTGACGTTACCATTGCCACCGCCAAACGAAGCACTGCAAGTTGCATATGTTGCCATCAGTCACCACCTACTTTCTTAAATGTTAATGATCCATCGCGGTTAACAATGAATCCGAAGTTTCCAATCCTCAAGGAACTAGAAACTTCGATGTTTGAGTTATACATTCTGTTGTTAGCAAAATACGCTACTTCGTCGTTATTCTGAAGAATAGAGTACTTGCTGTTTGTCTGTTTTGTCTTGAATTCAGATTCCTGTTTACCTATCTCTATGCCGTCTGCATTGAATCTGATATAAGTGTTCAGCTGAGTCTGATTGTTTGATACAGTGTCAGAAAGAGAACTAAAGTCTTCTTTCTTTACGAATCCCATCTGAATGCTTTCCGTTGTCTGCTGAATAGTAGATACAGTAGAAGCAAGGTTTGCACCGTCAGAGGCACTGTAATAATTCTCTGATACTGTCTGTAAGATGGATGCCTTTGTCTGTTCTATAGACGAAGAAGCATCCTTGGTTGCCTGCTGCAGCTGATTGTTCATATTGTTTATTCTGTTGTCGTAATCATCAATGATTGACTTTAGGTCATTTGCAAGCACTGGGGTGGTCGTTGTATATGTTCCATCATCCCATAATATCTTCGACCTAACCCAGTAATAATGCTTGTCAATGTAGTCATCGGGAACGCTTTTCCACCCGTTACTGCTTGCATCGGGCATTTCCGTTGCTGAATCTGATAGGTAATACTCCGGAGTGATTGAGCGAATTCCCTGCCCGTCCTCGCCGTCGTTGACTCTTGCAAGAGTAATTGTCGCGTTGGCTTGAACAAATCCTGGGGTTTTAATATCTTCCGGCGCAGGTGACCAGTCTGTAGGTTTGTTACCTTTTTCAAGTTTGAGTAGAGCAACATCAACTATTGCATCATTATCTCTTAATAGGAAATGCAGACATTCTCTACCGTTTGGTAAATTCCATCGAAAGGTATAAGATAATCTTTGAAAATTATCAGTACAAAATTTATTATCAATGACTCCTGCAATATTCGCTAGTTCATCTAGTTTAATATGGAGATAGAACTTCTTCAGCTTAGAGTTTTTATTCACTCTTGCTAAGCAGCTCATAGTATATGTTTCCCCTTCTTCTAGTTCAACATATTGCCCTAAATACCATTGAGTACCCGTCATTGTCACATAATTAATATTGTTTTCGCTTGAGACATAACTTTTAAAATTTTTAAACCAATTTCGTGTTTCATTACATATTTTTAAATCACTGTCTAAAAATAAATTCCTACCGCACGAAGTTTTGACGGCCATATTTATCCCTCCAATTGAGCGCTGAATGTTGCCTTGTTTGTGATATCACCAGCATCGATTGTAAAGGTCGAACCCATCGCTACTGAAGTAGTTCCTCCATCTTTATACCATTTGATGGCGCCCAAACTAGTTAGAGCAGAACCAGTCACTTCAACTCCACCTTTATAAACATGAGCAGTTAAAGTTGTAGCGATAGCAGTGTTCTTGAAGATTGTTCCACCGCTTGAGGTGATAGCCATGGTAATAGCATCCTTGCCATTTGTTCCGTTGATTCCGTTTGTACCTTTATAAGAAACTGAATATGATTCAGTAGACTTACCATCCGAATAGTTTACAACAGTCTTTGTCCATAAGTACTGACCATTTGCCACGCTAGGCACTGTAGTACTCCAAGTTCCTGTTGGAGGAGTAGTGCCGCTTGTGCCTGCCTGGTATGTTACAGATGTTGAACTTACAGTAACGCTTGTACCGTTTGAACCATTTGAGCCGTTTGTACCCTTGTAAGAGACTGAGTAGGCTTCTGTTGATTTGCCATCAGAATACCTAACTACTGTCTTAGTCCAAAGGAACTGACCATTAGGTACATTTGGAACAGTAGTGCTCCATTCACCTGTTGGCTTAGTAGTTCCACTTGCACCGACCTGGTAAGTTACAGAAGTAGAACTTACGGTAACACTTGTACCATTCTGACCTGTCTGACCCTTGAATGCGATTGAGTAACTGAATGTCTTGTTGATTGTGATATCACCATTCACAACAATAGGAATAGTGACAGTACCACTCTTAGTTAATGCAGATGTTGCAGTGATAGTGATCGTTGGCATTGGTGACTTGCCGTCAGACACTGCTGAAATTCCTGTAGGACATGTGATAGTTCCTACAGTACACGGAACCTGTTCACTACCACATAATGCCATTACCTGTGTAGTAGTTGTCTGTGTACCGTTTACAGAAGTAGTAGTACCTAAGAATGTATAGTTGTCATTAGTTAATATGACGGAATAACCATCGGTTAAGTCGATAACGTCAATCTGATTGACCGCTTTAATTGCCATAATTTTCCTCCTAAATGTTTAACTCGCAGTTGAATACTGCCTTGAATTTAATGTCCTTTGCTGAAATAGTAAACATGAACCCATTATCATTCAGTCTTGAATCATCTAACGGGATCTTGCTGAATTCTGTCTCTCCGTGCCTTTTAATGAGCCACTGCAGATATGCATTATCTCCAAATGTTTCTCTCAATTTTGAAGAGTTATCAATCACAACTCCGCCCACATAGATATTCACTGTGAATATAGTTGCCACATCGCTGTTCTTGAATGTCGTGCCATTTGATGATTCTATACACAACAATATAGAATCCTCGCCTTTTGCACCTGTTATACAAACTGGTGTACTGTATGTGACAGTATTGTTGACTGTAGTAGCAGTTCTCTGCCATATATAGATTCCTGGACGCCATGTCGGTGCAGTCTCTGACCACCCTGTTTCGGGAGGTGTAACTCCATCGTTCGAACTAGCATATTCGCAAACAAACTTCTTAACTGAACCCTGTGCCTGTTTGATTGCTTCTCCAGCCTTTTCTTCAACTTCTGAAACCCTTAGTGATATCTTCTCATTAGACAGGCTTAATTGCGCCATCTTGTCATTGATGCCTTCCTGTTCCTTTGCGATTATATCGAGTTTCAAGGATTCCTGGTCCTGCTGGACCTGCAGCTTTCTGATTCGTGTTGTATTAGATACACGATTCACTGTCTTTTCTTCATTCTTTGTTGTCACACTGCCGTCAACCGTAGACATAGAGAACTGTCCACCTTTGTAATTGACAGTTAGATCCGATACAAAGAAAGTGAATTCATTATTGTTATAATTGACAAGAGCACCAGGAAGAAAGTTATCAATCGATATCATTGTGACATTCTTCACCTGGTTGAAAGTCAATCCTTTAAGTCTGTCATAGATGCTGTCTATAATGCTCTGTTCATCTGCATATAGATTTGCTGAATCAATAAATAGCGTATTTCCTGTTTCGTCGCCTTTAAAAAGAGGATTGAGCCCATTTTCAGCATATACTCTTGTGAGTGTATACACCTCATTCTTCTCATAATCTGTTAAATCCTGTGTAGTTGCAAATGCAGTCTTTTCAATTGGAACAAATCTAATAGAATCAATTCCCTTTGCATAGACATTAGCCCCAAACAGTTCAGCAATCCACCCAAGATAGTTTCTTATCACAATCGTGTTATCATACCATGATACGCTCTTATCAAGAACGTACTGCGGTATTCCTTCACGAATAATAGAAAGACCAGTCAGACTTTCAATCTCGTCTAGCTGGTCTTTTATAGTGACAGGATAAGACAGTTTAGTATCGTATGCCTTGTCAAGAGAATAGTTGTTGTCATACATCTTGAGAGTGAGTTCCTTGGTGTACTTCTCCGGCTGATCATACACCTTGAAGTATCTTGTATCAGATACATCATTCTCCTTGACTTCCCAGTACTTGCTGATGTCGATATTGTCAAGAATGCCGTCATAGTTATCGAACTTCATTGTCAATTCAATTGATGGAACGTTGCCTATCATACGGCAGTCAGCAAAAGAGACAGACATCTTATAATCAAGAAGTCTGTCCGTTACATTTGTCTCTCCATACTTTATAAGCATATAATCACACCTCAATCAGAGAGAAAGAGAATGAATCTGCCTTTAGACCAGACTGCACTCTCTTATAATTGTACTTTTTATTTGAAGCATACATCTTCTTGGTTCCTCTGATACCATGATCAGGAATGTAGAGTTCTGCCGTGAACTCTGCCGGAGTGAGTACCTTCAAAATATTCATTACATCTGTAAATGTATTCAACTTATATGTACATGTAATCTTAAGCATGTTAGAACGTATTCTATTTCTTCTTAATATGCCTGTTGATACAGGTCTGACACTATCCGAATCTAAATCATTGATTTCTACGCTAATCTCTGAAGGAGTCGGAATAAGTGTTCCGTTTATCTTGATTTTCGCTTCATATGCCATTTATTCCACCTCCTAATAGTCAAATACAGGCTTTCCTGTGCGTGCTTCATAGTCCTTGATATTGTCAATCACCATCTTTGTGATTACTCTGCCATCATCAAGAACTAATTTAATGACGTAGGTAGCGCCTGTGCCGTCATTTTGAGAAAGTGATAATCTTTCTGAAATCTTTTCAGCAATCATATCAAGTCCCTGTGTGTTTCTTTGTAATGGTATTACTGCTTCTGTTCCTGCTTCACCAATATTGGCGATAGTGGATGCACTTACGATACCACCTTTTGCTAGTCTAGGAATCCTAGGGATAGAGAATCCTTTTCCACCGACTCCAGGAACCCAGTCAGGAATCTTTACCTTGCCAATGCCGCTTAAGAATTTATTGATTCCATCAATCATGAAATTCAATGGAGCCTTGAAGATGTGTCCTAATCCGGAAACAATACTTTCAAATATCTGTCTGACACCAAACCATGCTCTTCTCCAGTTGCCTGAGAACACGCCACCGATGAAGTTAGCTAGACCCATGAAAATAACCTGTACGGAACTGATGATAGGACCCATGTAGTCTCTGAACGCCTTGACGGCATTCTTAACCGTTTCAAACACATTCTTCCATTTGAAACCGAAAGTTCCTTCCATCCAAGTTCCTAATCCATTAAAGAATCCTCTGATACCATCAACAACAGTGTGAATTACTGCACCTGCGCCCTGGATAATACCTCCAATTGCTGCGAACACAATTCTAAATGTGCCTTGAAGATGTGTTAGTGATAACTGGAAGACTGGCCCTAAAATATCAAGAATTGTACTAAAAATCGGTGTTACAAATTTCAATAAATCACTAACAATTCCCATGATATCCTTAAAAACTGTTTCCCATACATTCCACAGTGGTTTTAGCACCATATTCACAAAATCTTTAATGATGCCTGCTACTGTACTGATGACAGGTGCAACAATATTCATAAACACCTTCTGAACAATAGTAGCAATATTTCCTAGAATGCTTACTATGTCATCTCTGAAGCTCTTACTCTTCTGCCATAAGTCTACCACTGTAGCAATGACTGCCCCTATGATGACATTTACAGGGTTCACTGCCATTACAATAGATGCAAAAATCTGTGGAAGAATTCCAAATGCACCGCTCAATGCAGTTGCAAGTGATGCCCAACCTGAAAATACTCCCACTGCAAGCTGTATCTGTGCGATAACAGTACCAAGAATTCCAGCAAGAGTAGAAAATAATGATAATCCAGCAATAGCGGAAAGAATGCCAAGAATAAGACCTACATTATCTGCTATGAAAGAGAATAGCCCATCAATGATGCTAAGAACCACATTCACTGCACCTAGTACTACAGTCCAGTCAATCGCTTTAGTTATATCTCTCACAATTTTCAGAATCTCATTGATGATCTTCAATATAGAGTTAAATATATTCCATAAATGCTGGATGATTGAATCACCTAGGCCTGCAGTGTTCCATGCATCGGCCAATCCTTGAGAGATATTGCCAATTATCTTGAAGATGTTAGTGAATATCTTCAATATCAGTTCAACAGTCTTTGCGCCCGTGCCGTTTTCCCACACTGTATACATTGACTTGCCGATTTCCATAAGAAGATTCTTGACACCATTAAATGCATATACTGCAGCTGCAATCATCGGCGCACCAAACTTATCCCATGACTGCTTTAATGGCTGGAAGAATTCCGCAACCTTCTTCTTGATTTCCTCTAACTGCTTGTCTACTTCTTCGAGTGGTGCAGTCATACTTCCAGTATCAAACGCATCAGCACCTACGCTTCCTATATCACCAATGCCACCGGAACCACCAGCACCGCCCGAACCACCTGAGCCACCTGAAGACGGATTACTTGAACCATTGCTTGAATTGATGTTATTGATTGCATCGAATCCAGCAAGAGCTCCTTTCAATTCCTTCTTGAGTTTAGAAGCATTACCTGCTGCCTTTTTTAATCCTCTTCCTGTTCCGCTTGCGCCTTTAGAAAGCTTCTGCGAACTGTCGGAAGCATCGTTCATTTTCTTAGCAAGAGCCCCTGTGTTTCCTGCTGCCTTCTTAGCATTGTTTGACACTCCACCAAAAGAAGAACTCAACTTCTTTGACTTGCCACCAAATAGTGCCGTCAGATACCCAACGGCGACCATAACAACTTTAGTGAATGCAACAACATATGGGACGCAGGAATTAATTGCCTTTGCAATATTGGTAAAGAATCCAGCAATATTAGACTGCCCGATTGTATTCATTACTTCGGACATACATCTAACAATAGCTGTTCTCATATTAGCGATTGATGTAGAAATTCCACCTGTCGCATTTCTTGCCTGTTCCTCAAATGACTGATAGCCGTTAATGCCCTGAGTGTTTAACTGCATAAGAGTATTCATGAACTGGTCCATAGATACAGTTCCGTTTCTTAATGCCTCGCCTAATGCTGAAGCATTGACAAAACCCATGGCCTCAGCCACCTGTTTCATCTGTGCAGGCATTGCAGTCATCGCTGAACGCCATTCAAACATATCAGGTTTACCCTTAGCATATGACTGTGACAACTGTTCAAGTGCTGATTTCTGTATCTCAGAGCTTGCACCACCTGCTAGAATAGCATTATTAAGTGCAAGGAACATATCTGTTGATCTAGAGATGTTACTGTTCACTGATGTAAATCTCTGTACTGCGCCTGATGCATCGTCTAGGGTTGTTGGGAGGCCAATAAGCTTATTGCTTAGTTTCTGTACAGATGCATTCGCTTGAACACTGCCAACGCCTAGATTCGACATCACACGGCTATAATTGCTAAGAGTATCGACTCTCTTGATTGCAGCATCAACATTCCCTAATATTGTTGATTTAATCAGAGAAGCAATACCAAGACCCGCCACAATATTGCGGATACTCTTGAATGAATTGCCAATTGATCCTGTGACCTTGTCAACATGATTCTTTAGGCCGGTGACTTCATTCTTCACGCTGTTCAATTCTGATTTCGCTGATTTCGTCTGTGCAGATATTACTATCTGCAGTTCCTCTATCGTCATTCTGCATCACCGCCTTTCTTTTTCTTAGTGCTTCATTATGTCTTCTACTGAAGGCAATACGAGAAGATCTAGCGCTTGCAATCTCTTTTCTTTCCTTCTCTTTTTCAAACTCTTTCCTATCCTCTTCAAAAAGTGAAGGATAGAAGTCCCACAATTGTGCAGGAGTGAATGAATCATCCTTGCCATTAAGGACAGCAGAAATACAATCCCTTATCTGAAGAGCCTGTATCTGAAGAGATATCGCTTCCTGTCGCACCATTTCTTTTTTCTTTCTTTCATGCGCTGAAATAATATCGTATAGCTCATCTAACGAATAATTCCAAAATGAAAAGGGGTCTACTCCAGCATCAAGCGCTGGATCATAGACCGCCTTGTATATGTAATCTGTAATCAGGATATCTTCTAGAGATTCTTCTTGGCTTCCGCCATTTCCTTTTCCATTTTCGTTTCGAGAGCCCCAGAGAAAAAACCCGATACCTGGAACAATGGAATAAGAACATCACTAAGGAACTCTGTCTGTGAGCCACCTTCATCGATGTATCTATCAAACATATCATTCACATCGCTTCTGTCGATGTTGCTGTTGAATTTCTGAAGACCACCATGTGTGATGTCCAGCATAGTGCATAATGGTGTCATGCCTGTTTCTGTATTAAGAAGGTTGATAAGACTTCCACCATACATCTGTTCTAGTCTAGAGATTTCTCCTGTTGTCAGTTTTAATTTGTATTCTTCTTCACCGATTTTCCAAATAATGAACGGTTTTCTTTTTGCTTTTTCTGCCATTTATCTATATCTTCCTTTCTATGCTGCTGCTCCTGTTGGATCAGTAATAGTGAGTTCAGACTGTAATGCGATTGCAACAGTAAATTCAATAGCATCATTGACACCACCGCCCGCTCTTTTAACAGTGACCTGTCCTGAGAATGTAGTTGTAGTGCCGTCCTTCAATGTTTCCTTGAACATTGCGGTAGCCCCTGTTTTTTCTAGTTCCCTCATTAATCTGTATGAAGATGTTGCTTTGCTGTTGTCATACTTGAATGTATATTCAAGGTCTCCAGGGTCTCCGATACCAAACTCATAGACCTTAACTTCATCATCAAGTGAAGAGTTTTCAACTTTTTCTTTTTCAATACCCATGTCAGGAATCTTCTTCAACCCTGGAAGGTCAGTGAAAGTAGTTCCCTCGTTTGTCTTGTCATAAGATAATTTAGCGCCATTTGCTAGCATTATATAATTCCTCCTTATCAGTTACATACCGTGATAGATGTAATCACTATCATAATATGCTTCATAACTCATTTTCTTGTGTCTAAGTCCTGATGCATCATCAATATCTCTGCATGATACTCTCTTTAGCCCCATTGATGATAATGCCTTATCAACTTTCAAGGCTGTACCCGATGTACTCTTAGTATCCCAGATTTCGATTCTGTAAAGGACATGTGATGTCTGCTCCTTGTCATCCGTCCATTCTGCCACGCTGTTATCTTCCTCAACATACTGAACTGCTGGAAGCTTTGCCCAGTCCTTAGGATAGATATCAGTGACTTCAAGGCCTTCATCTGTCAGAGCCTTATATACTTTATCTTTAATGTTGATCATATGCTTTTAATCCTTTTCAATTAACTGGCTGATTACTATACCAGCATCCTTAACTGCTTTCTTTTCAGTCTTCTTTGCTCCCTGGTACATGAATGGCTGTGCAGGCTGTCCATCCGACCTGTAATATTTCTTTCCATCAACCTCGATAACTACCCAATGATAGTTATTTATTGCTTCTTCTGACAACTTCTCTTCAGGAATCCACCAAGGTTCCATAGTATAAGAAGGATGTACATATGGAGATATTCCAGCATGGTCTGCTGCACCTTTTCGACCTGTTCCGAATTCGACATATTGAGCATATGCCTTATTTGTATAAACATATCCCTTGTCGCCTTCAACTCTTGTCTTAATGGAATTTCTTAATTCACCATTATTTACAGGACATTCAAGAACGCAACCACTTCTGATTGTTTCCGCAGCCTTTCCAAGAACCTGTTCTGGATTCTCAAGAACGGCATCTATAGCACGAAGCTTTCTAAATAATTCATTAGCACCATTGAGGCTCATTTAATAATCTTCTCCAGTTCATAGAGATAGTGTCTGTTATATTCCTTCATGCTGATGATTCTGTAATCCGGTTCATCGGTTGACTGATTATAGACATTCACACCCCACTTTTCAGTGGGTCTGAAATCATCATCCTTATTCTTAGGAAGAATCATATTAAGAATGTAGTTCAGTCTCTCCCCATACATTTCAGCCTGTAACTTACCGGATGCAGGCCATATCTCAAGAAGCATTGATTTTCTCTTGATCCACTTTTCAGTGGTGACACCTTCACCATCTTTTTCAATGACAGGCTCATATACAGGATAGTTCTTAAGCGCTGAAAGTCTCATTGGTTCCCCTCCGGCTTCTTTTCGTGCACGATTCCTCCTGCACGAATAAGTCTTAAGTTGTTGATAGTTGAGAGAATATCTTCATAAGTGGAAGACTGAAAAGTTGATGTGATGCCACCTTCTGAATGTGATGATTCTCCAACCATGCCCTCTCTGAAGTATATGGCACATGCTAGATCAGCCACACAGAAATCCATTGCAGTGATGTATACAGTGCGGTTTGTATGTGCAAGAGCACGCTGTTTTGCCATTTCAACATAGATTTTTGCACGCTCCTGACTCGTTCCTGTTCTTTCAGCAACAATCTCAACTAGATCCATAGATTACTCCTCCTGCATCTTAGTGAGAACTGCGACCAATTCCTTTTTAACAAGACTAGAATATCCGCTAACGCCCTTTTCCTTTGCAATAGTCTTTAACTGGTCAACAGTCATATCGTTGAGGTCCGTCACTTCATTGTTTTCTACAGGAGTATCTTCATCATTCTTCTTGTCTTCAATGACACGATATCCCTGTTCTGTATAACGCTGAAGGTCATCCTCATGGATGGCCCTTTCAACGTTGATTCTTTTTACAATGATCATTATGCACCAGCTGAGACGTTAGCAATGATTAGGTCAAGCATGTTGTCCTTTTCCCAGCAGTCATGATATCTTCTATAGTCAATCTGCCAAGCATTTGCATCCTGATTAGTATCAGGGTCAAATACTCTTGTCTTGTCCTGTTTAGTAACACCGATAACACTATTGATTGGCGCCATTAAGAAGTTTACATCCTTAGCAGTATCACCTTTTGTATATCCACCTTTGTCTTTTGTTGCTCCAGCATCAACCGTGATAGCTGAATACATTCTGTTCTTTGGTGTAGGAATGAATGTGATTTCATCAAGCTTATAGATGTCTAATGTGATATTTCCAATAGTTAATTTACCTGATGTAAGATTGCTGTTTACCATCTTTTCCTTTAATAATCTTAAAGTATCATATGTAATATGACAGATGATATCACCCTGGTATCCTTTATCACGGATAGTATCCGCTGCCTTTTCTAATTCAGAAAGAATATTCTGTTCAGTCAATGCAGTTGTTAGGATGTTGGCTGATTTCTTCGTTGTAACATCAGAAACAACCTTAGAAATACGGTAGGCATCTACTTCAGGGGCAACATGTAAACGCTGGAATTCTCCCATGACAGTGCCAGCAGATGCCACAAAGTTAGTTTCATTTACATCCATTGCATCAAGAAGGAACTTTCTTCCACGGTCCTGTGTCATTCTGAATGTTTCATATTCAAGAGTGACAGCACCCTGTTTATATCCTTCGTCTCTGTTATAGTCTCCTAAGCCCACTAATGACATCTTAGGGATTTTTACCTCTGCACCACCGTCATACTTAATCTGTCCGGCATTGGCATCCATCCATGATGTAAGAGTGAGATGCTCCATCTGTTTATCTAGTTCAGTCTGAAAAATAGTTGAATACTGTAATGTGTTAATTGCCATGTTCTATACCTCTTTTCTAAAATTTAAGTGCATTTGCGAATGCCTTTCTTGCATTCTCTTCTTCAGCAGTCAATACATTGTTTTTTGCCTTGTCTAAAGGTGCTTTCCCTTTTAATCGGTCATCAACAGACTGCTGAACTGCTCCCTTGAATGCTTTAGAGAGTCTCTTGACAGATTCATTTACGGAATCAGCATCAGTGTAGTCAATGAAGTCAGCCATGTCTGCTGGAACTCCTGCAGCATTAAGCTGTTCCTTGGCAACTGCAGTCAGTTCTCTACGAGTAATTGCTGCTTCTCTATTGTCAAGTTCTTCTTTTCTCTTGTCTTCCTCATACTGTTTCTTTTCATCATCTGTCATCTTTTGAAGCCTTTCGGCTTCCGTATGATCCTTATCCCACTTCTTTCTTGCACGGGCAAGTCTCTTCTGGACGATTCTGTCCACATCGTCTTCTGTGAGGGTTGTTACTTTGCCTTTATCATCTTCCGGTTCACCTGACTGCGCATTATCGGGATTCCCTTCATCGCCTTTATCTTCTTCCCCCTCTTCCCCTTCTTCCGCAAAAAGCTGAAGGTTCAAAGGCATCATATTCTTAATATATTCCATAACTTAATTCCTCCGTTTATAGTCCGTATGACTGTTATATCCATGCACCTTTTAATGTCATATGCACGTTATGGACAAACAGAAAAAAAGAAGAACATCAACCGCTCTTCTGTCTGCTTCTGTATTTCATCAATGCTTTAGGTTTTCTTTCCTTGGGAGGCGGACAGTACTCTTCATATGTCTCGTGTGAGAGTTTTCCGCATATCATGCACATATATGTCACCTTCTTAACAATGACGTGCCTACGGCTGTCAAAATGACTTTTACAGTCATACTCAAAGTACTGATGATGATGTGGTTTCAATCCTTCAGCCATATGGTTCTCCTTTCTTGAAATTGAGCAAAATAAAAACCGACTAGATAGTCGGCTTATACGAACGGTAATATGTCTTTCAAGTCTTTCATAAATCGCTTGGCTTTTTCAATAGTTGAATTATCAGTAAGGTATTCTATTCCTTTTGGTGTAATCTCACATTTATCAAGGTTGTATATTTCTATGTTTTCATCTATATCCTGGTCAATTACTATCCCACTGATATATCCCTCATTCAACAGATTCACAATGACATAAGTCCAGTACTTTCTGTTGATCTGCAGATATTTACTGTCGTGTCTTATGAGTGATGCATCAATATCCTTGCCTTGCTTTAGCTGCATATACAGGTAGGATAGAATCTGATAAATAATTACATGATAATCATCCCTTGCCATGTTGTTCTCCTTCATTGAGATTGTATAAAATAAAAACCGACATATCGTCGGTTATCATTTGATATACCCTAGTTTTTTGCTTACTATTAAAAATTTTTCTTTGATTTCTTGAGGTGCGTCATCCTTAACTTTTTTGCTTTCAGTTTCCATATCGAAATAAAGCCATGGAGAAAGTTCATCATAATAAATATCTAGCAATTTTAATCTTTCTTTAGACGGATTAATCATCATAATTAAGTACCTCCAATACCAGTTTTGTAAGATTTTCGTCTTTCATTTTATTTTGTGAATAAAGAACAAATACATCCGCAATACTTTCATTTAACTGTTTATTGTTGTCAAAGTTATCGGAAGCATTCTTACTAACAAATCTCTTCAAATATATTGTATCACTACTTTGTTGATTTATTACATATTTTCTTAAATTTTCCTCCAAACTTTCTTTGGCTCGGTCAATACTTAGATTATAAAGCTCCTGATATCTCTTAATTGCGTCCCAATGTTTTTTATGCCCACCAAGTTCATGGTTTAAAATATCCTCCACATTTTTTGAGGGGAAATATTCAGACGAAACTAAAGATTTAAACAGTTTAGAGTCTATCAGCTCTTCACTGATGTATAGATCGTTATTTACATGATCATATCCAGCAATTGCTCGTAATGAATTGTTCTTTACAATAATAATATGGTCTAGCTCTCCGTATCTATCCTCTATATTTACCTTTTCATTTATAAATTCGCTCATTTTCTGAGCGTTACGTGTGTTTGTTTGGCAATAGATATTTTTGTACTTATCATTTTTATATACGATAAAATGGCGTTTTTCTTCGTTGGAATTTAAATCAAACGTGGTCTTTCTGCCCATTTTATCCATTTCTTTTATTTCTCTTCCACTGGATACAAGTCTTTCTTTTGTCCATACGTTTGAAGCTTCAGTACCATGCTTTTCAACCATTCTCTTATACCACTCTTTATAAGTCTCGTCCGCTGGAACTTTTATTTTTTTACCCGTAACAGGGTCTCTAGCAAATCTTTCTAGATTATGCATAGTTTCATCATCAAGATTCATAATAGTCGTAGAACGACACCATGGGTGCATTGGAGGGGCGTTTACACCTATCTTCTTATCATTAACCCTATACACACTTCCGTCCCTCTCACGGCAAATTTGGGATGTTCTAAGGTCTAGTGTTGCAACAAATCTATACTCCTCTATGCCGTAATCCTTGTAAGCCTGGAAGTGCGCCTCATTGTGAATGTATGATGATTCGGTTCTTACAAGTCTTCTAGCTTTATTTCTACCTGATAGGAACTGTTCGTTGATTGAGTCGGTCATTTCCTTCTCTGTCTTTCCTGTGAGGGCTCCTATCATGAGTTCCTCTTTTAATGAATCAGCGACCTTCTGAGTATTGTTCCATACTCTTTCGGAATAGTTCTGACCTGACCATTTCTTTTTCAGAATGGTTTCAAGAGCGCCTTCATCAATAGGGCCTGTCTGAAGATCTAGACCACTCATTCTTGCAGCTTCATATACTGCATGGTGATAACTGCTTTCATAGACCTGTCGCATTGTCTTCCCTATAGCATCTCTTTCTTTTGATGCAACCGCATTGATTAGCCTGTTTATTGACTTATCAATATCATCAAGCCTCTTCATACGGTTCTTATATGCTGGGGCTTCCAATTCTGCTAGTACCTCTCTTTTTTGGGCACCTGTCTTATTCTTGTATGCTTCAAGTAGTTTTTCGAAATCTTTACTGTCAGCCTCTGAAAGAAGATTAATAGCCTCGTCTCTTGTTAGATGATGCTTTGAAGCGAATCTATTGAATATTCCCTCAATCTGTTTGGCAGTGTAGATTGCAGCCTTGCTATAGATTACGCTCAACTCCTTGGCACAGTCCTCAGCCAACTGCATATCCTTGTACATGTTCCTTGCTTCTCGCATCTCCCAGTACTTTATATTTTTGATGTTAGTCATAACAGAGCACTATTATTCCTTGTCTTCGTCATCATCATTATCATCGTTCTCATGCTCCTCTGTTTCTTCTTCTGGAGGAGTATTCTGATTTTCGGTATCAAATAACTGCTTCTGTGTTTCAAGTGCTTCCTGTTTTTCTTTTTTGACTTCTTTCATTTCATCATCGACATTTGAAACGAAGTCAAGCAGTGCAAGAAGTGTCTTAGTTGATACAACACCTTTAAGATTCGCAATAATCTGTGATAATTCAAGACGGTTCTGTGGTAATCCTCTTGTAAATACAGGCTCAATCATTGACTGATCAGCAGCAATTGCCTTTAGATTGAGGTAAGTACAGAACATTCTTATACGCTTTTTAAGTCCTTTCTTGTAATATCTCTCTTTTGTCTTGGTGAGAGTCTCAAGTGCTAGAAGCTTATATTGAATGGCAATGCCTGAACTGTTGCCAGCAAAGTTTTCATCTGTCAGATTAGGAACATGAGAAAGTGAATAGATATCTTCCTTTATTGAGCGCTTGAGTGTTTCCACAGCATTCTCGTCAAATGTTCTAGTCAGATATTCAGAGCGTGCATCACTAGGAAGTTCCATAACACCATTCTTACGGATAGCCTGGAGCGCTTTTGTTGCTTCTTCATCGTCATCACCTAAAAGAGCGCCATAGACAACAAGTACTGCATCAATGAACTGCTCCTTATCGTTGATTCTGTCAGAGCATAATGTATTGTATGCGTCAATTAGAGAAATCTGCTGTTCATAGTCTCCAATGCAGTCCATGTTGTTTCTATATTCAATGATAGGGTCCTCACCTAAGAAATGTGGGTAAGGCTCACCTAGTTCTGAAAACTCGCCTTTTTCGAATTCCTCATTGCAAGTGATTCCGATTCTTGTGACATAGTTCTCACTTGTAACTGTCGCAATGATATTGAACCTGTCAGTAGAATCATCTTTTTCAATCGAATAATAAACGCTGAATAGTTCATGCTGTTCAATTGAAGCATCGAAAACCTTGAATGTTGACAATGGGTCAAGTGTCTTGGTCATCAGCTTGCTTTCATGCTCACATAAGTAAACATACTCATAAGCGACACCAGCACGTGACATATTGATAGCATTGCATGAATCTGTATCATCTGTTTCAGCATCAACGAAAGCACCTGTCAGCTTGTCAATATTGCCGTCTTCTGTATTCTTCTTAAATGTTATAGGGTTTGAAAGAAAATAGCCCGTTGCTGTATCTGATATATCTTTAGCATGATTTACCATGATCTTATTGTTCGGCTGGTTCTTGAACTTCTTTTCCCTGTTCATGATGGCATGCTTACCAAAGTAATAGCCGACATTCTTCAATATCTCAGGAGCACGAATACTATAATGCTTGCTAATGAGACGAAGGATCATGCTTCTGTCTATGTTTGTCTCGTCGAATTCTTCTCGTGGAATCGTGAAAGTATAATACATCTTTTAAAATCTCCTCTTTCCTGCTCTTGCCTTTTTCATAAGGATTTCATTTTCTATAGCATATCTAACCGCATCTATAGTGTGGTTGTTTCTGTCGGGGAACTCCCCTCTAAGGTTGCCGTCTCTATCCATCTCAATTTCATAGTCATTGAATTCACGTGCAGCATTGGGGCATCTAACAGGATCTATAATTATCTTGTCTAAGTCCTGAAGGAACTTTATTCCATTGTCCACACTGTCAGCGCCTTTCTTTGCACCGATGATATTGAGACCTAATAACTTGAATTCATTAATAGTTCTTGGTTCAGCTGAATCAGCAGTTACTAGCTTATTGAGCGGGTTAATCTCTTTTATGAGTTTCACGGCCTTGGCATTTGATAGTCTAGTTCCATATACTTCGCCAAAAATAAAAAGACGCCTGCGCGTCTTGTCATAGTTTGCTTTGACATATGCTAATGGGTCACCAGCATAACCAAAGTCTAGTCCGTTTTTTAATCTATCGAATACCTGTATTTCCTCGTCGGTTATCTCACGTATATCTAGGTTTGTGAAAACCTCACTACCTGTACCGGTTACCTCACCTAGATAGTCATGCTTATACTTATCAGGCTTTGTCTCCTTCATGTGGTCGGCTTCTATTAAGAACTGCTCCCCAAGCCACTGAGGTGGCGCCTGTAAGTAAGTTGTGTGAGAGACATATGTATCATCCCTTTTTACTAGAACTTGCCTGTTGCACCAATTTCTTTGTGATTCAGGAGGGTTGAAGGAATAAAATACACAATACTCATGCCCACCACGAAGAAGTGACTGATTGATATTGGTTATTTTATCGTATGTTTCGAATTCGTCGCATTCTTCATACCATACGTATTTAACATAACCGACAAACACTTTGATAGATTTCAACTTCTTAGGATTGTCAGCACCTTTGAATATTATCTGTTGTCCTGTCGGCCTGTATGTCATCTGTAACTTAGATTCAGGTATATCCCAATCTTCTTCAGCCTTCAGCATGAATATGCCCCATTTAATCTGTTCATAGACTGAGCCCCTTAAAGTGTCCTTTACACGTCTGATAACAACGGCATTACTCATTACACCACGTTTCGCATCTCTCATAATCCCTAAAGGAATTTCTGTACCAATGAAAGAAGATTTTAAGGAACCACGTCCACCCTTGAGCCAGTAATGTGTATATGCATTGGTCTTAACATATTTATGAAGATCATAGAATGCTGGGCCTATAATGTCAGAAAGCTTTGCTTTATTTGATGTCATCTATAATTACTATCTGTCCATTTGACTTGATGTCAAGACTACTGCCAGGCTTATTACCACTCAAGTCTCTAATGAATTCTGCTGCCTTAGTGTCGCCCTTCATTGCCTTCTGAACCTGTTTAATGAGTATTGCATCCTGTACAGTCACATTCTTGCCATTCAATGCAGCAAAGTTCTTGATTGTGTCTACATCGGCTATCTTACCGGATTTGAGAGACATGGAAAGAAGCGATGCAAGATTGTCTTTCATTGCCTTCTTTTCTCTTCTTGCCTTGACAGATGCAAGTCCGCCTTTTCGGCCGTTCTCTCTTCTTTCTTCTGGTGTCATGTTTGCGAACTCACTTTTTGCCATTGCTATCACCTGCCTTTTTATTTATTGATTTTTTTATTAGCTAAATTTATTGTCAATTCACCATTTTCAATAACATAAAAAAGGAGCCCTTAAGAGCTCCTAAATTCTTAGCAGTCAACCGGAATTGAACCGATGCCTTGTCTATCAACCTGTTCTGCCAGCCTAAACTATCTTCTGCTAAGATAATCATGCCATACTTTTTCAACGCTTTCAACCATTTTCTTTTCTTCCTTGGTTAATCTAGTAGCGCCTTTTTTGCCATCATTTTCATTATGAAAATATCCATGATGTACATTCACTCTAAGCCCTCTATCCTGATAGATCTGACCGATTAAACGGCTTCTGTATACATTCCATATCTTCATGGCCATAGGCATATCCATGTAAAGAGAAAAGTCAGGAGTAAGAATACAGTCAAACTGTGCTAGCTTATCAACATACATCTGAGGAGATGCCCAAATTCTTTCAAATTGATAGTCATCAATATAAAAATGAACACCTGATTCATATCTATCAGAATTCAATACATAATTGAAACCAACAAGATCATCAGGAACATAGTCAATTCTTTCAAGTGTAGGCATTTGATAGAATCCTATTGCTCTAAGTTCATCATATTCATCAAGGTTATATGCGTTTCCTGTTCTTTCTCTTTCATTAACCTTTTCAGAATCGTCTTCCTCAGGTTCTTCAAATTCAATTGACTCAAACCCAAATGAATCCATGTCTATATTGATAATGTCATCAAGTTCACCGCTTAGGATTTCAAAATCCCATTCAGATTTCTCTGATACCTTGTTATCTGCTAGTCTAAAAGCCTTAATCTGCTCGTCTGAGAGGTCATCGGCTACTATGCATGGAACTGTCTCAAGTCCTAGCTTTAGCGCTGCTTTAAACCTTGTATGACCGCATACGATGATATTATTCTTATCAATCACTATAGGAACTTTAAAGCCAAACTCCTTGATGCTGTTCATTACCATGGGAACGGCTTCATCATTCTTTCTAGGATTGCGACTATAAGGAATTAGATCAGCAATAGGCTTCTGCGTTATCTTGATGTCATTCATCTGTTATTCTCCTTCCAGGCAAAATAAAAAGGCACTTATACAAGCGCCTTGAAATCATAGTTCCCTATCAAACTATTTCCACATGTTATATGTTAGCACCTTTATATTACTAATGCGTTTTGATTTCATGACTTTTCTATACTTTCTGTTATATTTTTATCATTTATAACTTCAGATAATTCGATGATACCAGAACAAAGGAAGTGTCTTACCGTTCCTACTGAATACTGCATCAAGTCGGCTATATCATAATCACTCATTAGTTCGACATACTTATAAAACAATGCATCACGATGATTCATGTTGTCTAGTTTCTCAATATCCTCACGAATAAGAGACATCTGAGCAATATACTTATCCTTCATCATGATGTAATCGTTCTGAGTCTTAGGTTCTGAATACGAACCGCTCGGACTATCATCATATCTGATTGATTTAACATTAATCATCTTGTTATTGATGTACTCCACTCGATTGCGCATATTCCTATAGCTTTTAAGATAGTTTCTTGTCTCTTCTGGCGTCATCTGATTACCTCCTTATTCAAAAATGAAAAATAAATAAATCACTATCACCAGTACAAATAAAATAAAAAACAAAAATTTAACCTCCTTTCTGGAGAAGAAGAAAACAGTCCTTTACTCTTCCTATTGGTTTTCAATTTGTGTCTTCTCTTCTCCCAGCAACATCATAACTTTATAGTTGGATAGCAAAATTAGCGCTTCATACTCTTATTCTTTGCAAAAGAAGGTGAATGAGATTGAAGCAAAGCCATGACACTGCTGTTGTTTGTTGGTTTAAGAATAGAAAAATATGTTAGGGCATCAAGTTCATGAGAGGATCTTGCTTTTAGAAAAGAATCTATTAAGAGTAATCCATATAGATTTTCTTATTTTAAATTTTCTTATGAGTTAAATATAGAGAACTCAATGCCCTGTTTGATTATCTGATGAATTCAGACTGTAGAAATTGAACTAGATCTAAATACTCTTTATAATTTGTTTTTTTTGTTGTGTCACGAGAAGGTGACATAATCTTATTCTTTCCGCTTCTAGTCCTGTCAACACATACAACTCTTGAAGCGTCGTATTTATCTTTAAAATACCAGAAATCACCGCTACGTTGTTTCGCTTGAAAGTCCTGTAAATATCTGAGCCTTTCTTCTGCTAATTTTCTACTATAGAACTTTTCGCTAAAAATAATTGAGCGCAGTCTTCCTTTTCCTGTGAAATTAATTCTGAATGGGAATCCGTCATTAAATGACCTCGTATCAAGTTCGAACCTTACTTTATCAAGGTTGATAATTGAAAAGTGCGTTCTCATATATTCCTTTTCTTCTTCGTTTCTTGGGCATCTGAATATTTTGAAAACTTCTACAAAGTTACATTCTGTTCTTGTAAGCCCGACTGTAAAAGGTATATTTTCAACTATTCCTTCTACTTTGCTAATATTTAGTATTATGTCATTTTTTGTTGAAACTAACGGCTCTCTGCTTTTTGCACATGATTCTATGCGTTCTAATCCTACATTAAAATATTTTCTTATGTCGCAACGGCTCCCACAACCAAGGAACTCGCCGTTTTCAGCGTTGTAAACATAGTATGTGTTTTTTCTTGCTACTTTCATTTTTTCTACGTCTCCTTTATCGTTGTTTTGAATTTATATTCAAAAATCTTTTTCTTAATCTTATATACTTCTGTTTTTCTGCCTTTGACATCTTCCACAACTTTAACGTTATTGATGTAATAGACGAAGTCAGCAATATACTCCATCCTTCTTCTTTTTCTCTTTTTGCCATCAATTTCGATTTCAAAAGGAGGGATTAACTCAAAAGGCACCTGTAATTGTAGATTATGAATTAATCCGTCTTTTTCTAGCTGCTTTAATTCCAAATAGCGTTTTGCTTCCTTCTTGGAATCGAATGTGAAGCCATCAACTGTAGTCTTTCTTGAGTTGTACTTGCTCATTAGAATTGGATATCCTCTTCATCCATGATTAAGCCTTCATCCTCAAACTGCTGAATCAGTCCATTGCTCGCATAGTTATTAACAGGTACTTGACTATTTACTGGTGCTTGTGCTGCAGTAGCTGTATTACTATCCCTCTTTGTATTAATAAACTGTACAGAGTCAGCAATCACCTCAGTAACATATACCTTCTGACCTTGATTGTTCTCATAGTTTCTTGTCTGAATGCGACCATCAACAGAAACCATCGAACCTTTAGAACAGTAACGTTCTGTATTTTCCGCAATCTTCCCCCAGCACACACAATTAATGAAGTCAGCCTCCTGATCATCGCTCTTGAAGTTTCTTTCTACTGCTAGATTGAAAGAAGTAACAGCCTTTCCATTGCTTGTTCTTCTTAGTTCAGGGTCTCTTGTAAGTCTTCCGACTAATAAAGCACGATTAAGCATTAATAGTGTTCCTCCTTGTCATTTATTGTCATAAGTTATTATTCTCCTTATCTTTTCTGAGTTCTTCTCTAAATGTCGAAAGCGTAGAGAAGAAGACTGCTAACAGGATAAATACTCCAATCACTAGCGCTAAGGCTAGCACAACAAGAAGAATCAGAAGAAACGCATATTTAACTAACTGTAATAGAATCATTTGTATCACTCCTATCTGATAAATAAGTAAATCATTAGCACTAGTGTAGCAACATAAGCTGCTGCTAAGATAAAGAAATCCCTGTTAGCCTTTTTACAGTTTTTAACAAGTTTACTGTTTAATTTTTGTATATCATCCATTTTCCCATAATCTTCTCTATATAAATTCAATACAGTAGCATTTGCTTTCATTAGAGTTGTTTTTTCTCTTTTTTTAGAGTTGTTTTTTCTCTTTTTAGAGTATTGTTTTCTTTTTTTAAATCTTGGCATACTTCTTCAAGCTCTCCATATTCTTCTTTCAAATATGAATACTCTTCTTCTAGCTTCTTATATTCAGCATCCTTTTCTTCTACAATTTCCTGTACTTTTTCGGCACTAAAACACACCATTGAAGCTATCCTCCTCTTCTAATTCCTTTATATGATCCTGAGTTCTCCTCATGGATCTTTTTACTTTTCTTTCTATGATTTCAGCAATTTCATATACATCTAGATATCCCATCACAAATAACTCACAGATACATATCAATACATCTGCAGTCTCTTCATCCAAATGTGAAGCATTGATTGGGTCCAATCCATTACGTTTGATTTTTGATATTGCTTGTATAAGTTCTGCATTTTCTTCCATTGCGATAGTTAACATGTGCTGGTTGCCCCATGTCTCGCATACTTTTCCAAGTTCCGGACAATTTGATACAAGAGCACCAAGCATATTATGTAATTCCTGTGGATCCATTTACTTTCCTCCTTAATCAGCCAATAGCATGATTGCGTGTCCTCTTGGCGAATCATTTACTTCAATATGAGTTACTAACATATCTCCAAAATGGTTATCCATGAATGTTTCACTATGAGTGATTTCCCATTTTGTTCCTTGTATACAAAAATTCCAACTTTTACATCTAATGTCAATGAGTTCATCTTCATCGACTCTTGTTAACACTTCATTTATTCTCATTATTTTACTGTTCTCCTTCTACTTCTAAGTCTTCAATGTAATCATCATTTTTATGTGCAGTTAAATATTTTAATAATTCTGTATCTGAAGCTTTAGGACCATAATATAGATCATCAGGATAAAAGAACTTAGTAAACTGCGTATACCATCCACTTTTTTTAAAAAAATTATTAAAACCCATCACTTGAATTTTTCTGACATATAGTTTAGGTGTTAATTTTAAAGTCAGCGTTCTAATATCAGGTGTTAAATACTCAACTTCCCAATTCTTCTCATTTCTTAAAAATGAGGTTCTTTCTTCTTTATTCTTTAGCATCTTTCTCGCTTCCTTCTTTTAATCTTTTGATAGATTCATCAACATAGAACCTTTCAACGTCTGAAAACGGAAGTTTATCATAGAGAGCGACACTGTCACTGTTCTCATCATATTGATTATTGACTTCACTAGTTCCCATGATAAACCACCAATCACTGCCATAATTGGCAACATCCAGGATGGCTAATCTTAAAGCCTTCTTGTATATGTTTAAATTTGCTCTTAAAACTTTTTGGTATGAAACTCTTTGTTTTAATTGCTGATTTTCTTCCACTAACTCTTTTAAATCAGCCATGGCTTTACTCATTTCTTCTTGCGTAGGTTTATAGCCATCTTCTCTTTCTTCTCCACACATCAAATGAATGAACGTATCAACAGCATCATATGCTTTCCAGTATTTACTCATGATTGTCTTCCTTTCCGAGCCATTCAATCATGCTTTCGACACTATCTAGAGGACAGACACAGCACTCATCATGACAACTCTTTTTATGAAATAAGTAATAATTTAAATCCATGCAAGTAAACAAAGACGCATTAACAAAACGTCTCAATTTCTCTTCATCTACTTCAATGCGACCCATCAAGAACACCTCTAATCTTTTCTAACTTATTAGTCAGTTCTCTATTATCACATTCAGAAGTTTCTAAATCATATTCGAGATCAGCGAATAAATTTTCCAACTCAGTGCAGTACCTTTCTAAAGCTTCAGCGTAATTAGGATAATCTATTGGAGCAGCATCATCATTATTTATATATTCAACAAAATCTATTGCTTTGGGTCTCTTTAAATCTTCAACGCTAAATCTTTCATTAGGTTCTTTAATCCAATTCAAGAAGTTTTCTTTTGAATAGAATGGGCAGTTGCTTTTGCAATTGCTAGCAGTACAAGGAACATTGATTTTATTTTCTTCTAGTACTTCATTAAAATTGTCACAAATACAATTGCCTTCGACTTCCGTTTCACCAATGAATTTAGCAACTGCTTCTAACTTCCTATCATTCACAATTGTCATTATAAATCCCCTCCTGGTTCTTCCATTAATCGTCTTAATTCTTCTTTATCCTCTTCAGTTACTCTTTTTTTAAGTTTCTTTTTCTTCTGGTACCATTTCTTTTCTTTTGCTACTGCTAAAGCAAAGTTCTTTAGATTGGTTATTTTCTCAAGTCCATAGAGTTTGCATGTTTCTATTACTTCATCGGAAACTTCTTCAAAGTCATTTTCAATAAGAAAAGATTTTAAATCAGACAAGTCAGAGTCACTGACAGACAGTCTTCTTTTATTCTTTATTTCTTTTATTCTTTTATTCTTATTACGTCCTACTTCTTGTCCTACCTCTTGTCCTACTTCTTGTCCTACCTCTTGTCCTACTTCTTGTCCTATTTTTAGGACACTAGGTGAGACACGGTTCTGATATTTATCCCAGTTTTCAACTGTTATAAGAGTGCCTTTTCTAGATATATCTAATTTGATTTTTCCGCACTCTTCTAAGAGATGAAGATATTTAGTAATGGTGTTTTTTGCCATCCCACATCTTTCTGATACCTGTCTTAGAGACAAGATACATTGTCCTCTTTTAATAAGCTGGCCATGATGATAGTAATCAACAGGATTGGCATGAAGAAGGATGTCAATCCAAAGGTGTAGCATTTTTGAATCATGATAGACTTCATCGTAGTCCATCATGTATAACTTGATCCATCTTCTTTTTTCATCCATCCCTCATGTCTTCCTTTCTTTAATTAGAACTGTTCATAATCAAAACCATCATCGAAGTCGCCAAATTCAGCATCGCCGAAATCAGTATTGACCATCGCCTCTTCTAGAACCTTGTCAGATTCTTCATGTGGCTGTGGTGCTTTAGGCGCTGAACTTTCATTTGCGATTGCTTTAGGTGCTTCTTCCTGTGGTTCTTCCTCGTTTACAAATGTAACAGGAGCATCAACATACTCTTTTGTACCATCACTATTGATTACTGCCATATCTGCATCAATAGCATTCTGCAGATCAATTGACATGATACCCCACTTACTGATCAGCTGACGTAGCATAGTCTTGTATGCCATTCCGTCAAAATCTTTAGACCAGAATGTCCAGTTAGTGCCTTTTCTTTTGTCTGCTGCATATCCTTGAGAATACTTAAGCGCATGTGCTTCCATCTTCTCTTTTGACCAGTACATTGTTTTTCTGAATCCGTTAGTATATTCAAACATTGCATAATAGCCGACTGTCTTAGCGGACTCTCTTACAAGTTCATCATCAATCAATCTGACTTCAATCTCTTCATTAAGAGGGTCGTAACGGATTAATTCACCTTCCTTAATTGAAATAACATTTAACTTTCTATACTGTCCACTTCTGATGGCTAGCTGAATGTAGCCTTTATAACCTAATTGGAACTGTGCAACTGTTCCTCTCTTGGTATTGTAAGGTACAAAGTAGTACTGTCCTAACTGAGGAGAAGGAGATAAGTTGAGCGCTTCACCAAGGAATGCGGCAGTAATAATACTGTTGGGTTCGCACTCTTGAAGCTTTGGATCATTGACAACTGTAGAAGTAATAGAAGCAATGAAACGTGTTCCATTCTTACCGCCAACAACATCATTGATTTTTCTCTGTACTGCTGGGCTTGCGATAAAAGTACTGAATTTTGTTTTGTTTGTGTCTTTTCTTAAACTGTTTTTAACTGTCATTTTTATTTACCTTCTTTCTAGGGAATCTTAAATCATAATCGAAACAACCATCATATTTTGCTTTGAGGTAGTCTAGAGATGTTTTCAACTCATTTAGTGCTGCTTTTGTTCCTACGATTTTACCAACCAACATCTTTAGCTCTTTTTCTTCTGAAGAAACATTTACAGGCTTTTCTTCCTGCTTAACTTCTTCCTTCTTTGCTTCTTCTTTCTGATGTTCCTGTTCATCTCGTCTATTGATGATTTCTCTAAATCTTCTTTCTAGTAGTGGCTTAATGTCTTCAAAAGAGCCGTCTCTTAACTTATCTTTATAGACACTCACATCAATCATCTCTTGATCAACATCAGTTTCTTTACATCTAGCCTCTAAATAGATGTCTAAAGACTCACAGCGCTGCATATATGATTTATATGTTTCTTTAGTTCTTTCACATTCCTGTTTGATTGCATCTACTAATGCTTTGGTTGGCTTCTTATTGTTGATGAACTTCTTTAGAGAGCTCCAGCGTGGATCAATAGAGAATACTTTAGTTGCACAATATCCATCAAAGTCACCTCTATGCACATAATCATTAAGAGCCTTATTAATGAGTTTTCTTACAACCATTTCATTCTCTGCTACTTCCTTGTCTGTGAATTCCTTAATATCACTAGATAATGAACTAATAGAAGCATCAAACATCTTAAGAACTTCTTTCATATCGTTCTCAAAGTCTGTGTAGACTTTCATTGCTTCTTTCTTGACTGCCTTCTTGCTTTCATTGACATTGTCTTTTTCTTTCTTCAGCTTAGAAACAACATCAGATAACTCTTTATAGTTGTCTGCAGTCACTACAATGCCGTCATAGCGCTTCAAATAGGACTTTACAGCCTCTTTGAAGTGTTTTACGTTACATCCTTCAATCTGCGCTGGAATGACCTTCACAACGCTTAAACTAGGCATTTCAGCCACTTCATTGACATCTGCATCAATAGGCTGTGTATCTTCTTCCACTGCATCCTGATACTTTACTAATTCATAGCTTTCAGCGTGTTCTTCTTTTAATGCGACTACTGATCCGTCTGGTGCAACTGCGATAACTGCACTCACTGCACCGAAAGGCCACTCAAGCCCTTCAACTTTCTTTTTATCATCTGCAAGCATGACTTTGATAATTTCAAAATCAATCTTGTCAGTGACAACACCGAGATAACCGCCATATAAGCGGTCTTTAATTTCTTGCTTAAATCTCATTCTTTTTCTCCTTTAAATTTCGTTATGCATTTAGATTGATAAGCATTTCAATAGCTTTCTTGTATTCTTGTTTCTGGTCTTCTGGTAGTTCATCTCTTAATCTTCTGTATAGAGTAGTTTCCCCAATTCCTAGCGCTTTACATAAATCCCATTGAGTGAGGCCATTATCCTTTAACATGTCTCTAATATCTTGATTAGCCCTTGTTCTAGTTATCATTTTCTTTTTTCTCCTTTAAATAAAATTTGGTTCAATATCTTCCACGATGTGCTTTTGCCAGAAGGCTTCTTCATCTGCCTCTAGCTGCATTAAATCCAAAAGCACCTCGCTTCTTTCAATTCTTCTAATGATGGTCTTTGTCTCGTCGCACCACGGCATCATGGCTATTGCGAATAAGACAACGAATTCAGCACCTGTCACGTTCATGTAATGAAGGCACTGACAGTAATATGTCTGAGGCATTGAATCATCGCCCCATTCTTCCTGGAAGTACTGCCACTTATTTATGGTCGTTGATTTTATTTCTAAAATCCCTGTTGATCCATCTTCCTTTCGAATAAGAGCGCCGTCCAAGTTGGCTCGCATCCATTCCTTATCTTTCCTGGATAAGGAGTAATCCTTTGTATCAATGACTTCATAGTCATCACCATAAAGCGCTTCAAACAGGTTGAACATTACAGGCTCTAGACGGTTTCCCATCTCAATGGCATGATTTGAAACCTGAGGTCTCTTTTGCCTATTTGTTTTGTCTTCCCACAACTCATGAAGTGTGGTGTAGCGGTTGACACCTTCGATTATTCCAGCATCTGAACCGCCAATCCCCTTCCTTCTCTGAGAGAGCCACCCTTCTTTATCTTTTGGAATCGGTTCATAGAGACAATCGAACAATCCTTTGAAAGAGGTCATCGTATTTCCTCTAAAGCTGCGATTACATCTTTAATGAGAGCCATGCCACTGTCTCCAGTAACATCAATGAACACTTCTTCATTACCTTCATAAAGTCTTACAGTGACCTCTTCATTGCCGTTCTTATCCTTGTGATATAGCATTTCTGCTATTTCATCACTCCACTTTCTAGTTCTAGTGAGAGTCTCAAACAGGCTCTCTAGAATATCTTTCTTATTCTCCATCTACGTAATCCCCTTCAAACAATCTGTCTAGCGCTTCTAAGATATCAGAGACTGTATTTACATCCCCTAATGGTCCAAATGCTTCAATTGCATCGTCTGGACTTTCATACACCTTATTTATAATTCTATTGAATTCCTTTTTTTCTCCTTCATCGTCAAACCCATTAGTGAAGCGTCCTTCTTTGGCAGCTTTCACGATGTAGGCAAATAGCAAGAGGTACTGCCATGTGTTTCCTGTTCCTGTTACTTCACAGTTCCCGTTTTTAATCTCAAGGTGTAGGAATGGTGTTTCTACGTGTTTGATCATAATTATTTATCCCCCTTTAATCCGATATATTCCAAAAATAAGATGTTTAATCCTAATGAGAAAGCACTTAAGACATGTGCGGCTGTACTATCCCAATTTGTGCCTGTACTAATCATTGAAATAACCATGCCTAAAACAAACAAATTAATTGTAATTAATAAGATTCTTTTACTATTCATAATTTCCTCTTTCTGTGCTATAATTAGCACTGTCTGATTTTTATCAATCTTTTTCGAAATAGATAAAGATTGTTCTGAGAAGAAGAGGCTTAGTCCTCTTCTTTTTTTGTATGTTCTTTTAGGCTATCGCGTGCATTCTTCGTTGTGAGCATAGCTGTACTAACCAAACGACACATTAAATTAGGTTTTTCAATTGCTGCTTCTAATATTTCTTTTAACAATCCTTTGGATTCTTCATCTCCGAGATTTTCAATAAGATAACCAACTAACGAAATGACAGTTATTAAAAGTTCTCCACCAAACATATAAGTTCCTGCGTTTGCTTCGCTTTCGATTTCTAGAGATGTTCCTTTTTCTGTAATAGTTGCCTTAATTTCGATTTCTCTTTCTAATTTGTTTTCTTTTTCTCCTGCTTTCTTCTTTTCTTCTGCAATTTCAATAACTGCTTTTTCAATTGCTTTAGTAATTTCTTCAGGTGACTTGTTTGAAAGAATCATATTTGTTAATCTGTCATCAATTCCATGTTCCTTCATTGTTTTTCTTACTAACTGTTCAAAATTTTCCATTTTCTTTTTTCTCCTTTGTTTATATTTTGCTCATAAGCACTTAGCGCTAGGAGACCGTATACAGTAGGTATGTATAGTCAATGGAATTACCCAAAAAGAGAAATGTTAAATTATGTATTGCAGTTCATTCTACGAATTATTATTTGTCTCCTAGCCTTAGGTGCCTACGAGCAACTAAAGCTACTTATTCAATTGTCTTTGTTTTAGGATCATTTCATGCTCAATCTTCGCATTTCTGATGATCCTTTTTTCATCGACTCCAAGAAAGTCGATAACAACCTCCATCGGCAAATATCTACTGTTATGTAGACTTTTACCAGATTTAAGTATTTTATTTGTTATTGCTTTCTTAAGTCTAGAAGCCTTTGCTTCACCGCAACTTGCTAAAATCATGATGTCATTTCTATCAGCCCACTGTTTCTTAATCACATCAAACATTTGCAAGTTTGTTGTAGCCTGTTTACACATTTTTTCTCACTCCTTTGCTAAGAACTTGTTAATAAAATACTGCTGACCCTTACCAGTGACCTTTGGTGTCTTGGTCGTGATATTTACTCCTGAGCCGTTGACATAAGAGCCTTCCTTGATTTCAAAGAGACCTAGATCCATAGCCTTCTGTGTAGGCATGTTGTAATCAGTGCCCTGGCGCTTGATCAGATATCCTTTTTCTCTGAGCCATGCGAATAATCTCTTCTGACCCATGTCAATTCCGTTCTGCTTTAAGATTTTGGCAAGTTCACCAACTAAGATTGACGTGTGGCTAGTTGCTACTGCATCAGCGAATAATGCTTTAGGTTTCATTTCCTCAATCTGCTTGTCTTTAGCAGCTAAGACATTCTGCGCTTCAATTAATGCTTTAGCCATTAATTCCTGTCCGCTTAGTTCCTTCACTTGGTACTGCCCTGTTTTTCTTAATGCTGGCAACACCTCAGATGTTACCCAACGTTTGAATTTCTGAGCAGACTCCAATTTACTTCCGAAGATTAAAGAGTAAAGACCAGACTCATTAACGCAAGTCATATCTCTTTTTTGACCTGAACTGTCAATTTGGCAGTTCAGCTTATCTTCTCCCATGACATGTTTTTTTAAAGCACCGAATGTATCAGCATAACCTAACGCTTTAGCCACATCTTTTCCGACAAACCAAGGTTCATCATTAAGAGTTAGTGTTCTTACTGAGCCAAACTCTTGATTTTTAAATACTTGTAATTCGTTCATTTCTTTTCCTCCTCTCTTAGCTTCTTAGTAATTTTTCTTTTATAAGGTGCTAGATCCTTTTGAAGCAAATAAGCCAATAAAGAATCATCGTTTAATTCTTCGATAAGGTGATTTAATTTTTCAGACAGGTCTTCAACTGTAACTTCTTTGCTTCCTCCAACATCTTGCAATGCTTCTAACACATTAAGCATTGCTTGCTTGTTTTTTGTTAGAAGAGGTACAAAACCCTTGAGAAGTCCATCCAACTGATAAAGGTTGTTTTCTAGATCATTCAAATTTCTCCACTCTTCTAATAAATTTACATCTTTTTCCATTCTGTTTCTCCTTTAGATTCTACGTTTTGTAGATTTGGCTCTAAAAAAATAATGTCATTCATAGAAACGTTTAACACTGTAGCTATCTTATCTGCTACTTCCATGGTGATATTTTGGGGCTTTTCTTCCATTTTTGCGTACGTATTTCTGTGGCAGCCCAATTTATCGGCCATGTATTCTTGCGAAAAGCCTCTTGCTCTTCTAATTTCATCAAGCCTCATTCTTGAAATCATCTTGCCACCTCCTTACACGTCTTATTCTATCCTACGTTTTGTAGATTGTCAATAAAAATATGCAATTTGTAGAATATTTAATTCAAATTGCTTTATTTGTTCTACAATTTGCATTATAATAGAAGTGGAAAGAGGTGTTAAAAATGAAAACTCAATTCGGTACCGTTGTTAAACAATTACGTGAAAAAAGAGGAATGGATCAAAAGGAACTTGGTGAAATTGTTGGCGTGAGTGATAAAACAGTTTCATCATGGGAAATCAACAGAACCGAGCCAAAAATGGGGATAGTTCAGCAACTCGCTGATTACTTTGGTGTTTCGACAGACTATTTAATAAAAGGCAATCATGACGATGTCATATACAAAAAAGTAAATATTGATTACACTAGAGTACCATTATATGACTCTATTTGTTGTGGAAATGGTGGCTTTGTAGATGACAATATCATTGATATGATTCCTGTGCCTTCTAAAGGCTTGAGTAAGTCAGCTAAATACTTCGCACAATATGCAAGCGGTGAAAGTATGAAAGATGCTGGTATCTCTGATGGTGATCTTCTTATATTTGAGAAAGTAAATAAAGTAGATGATGGTGTTATTGGTTGTTTCTGCATAGATACCAATACAGCCACTTGCAAGAAGTATAAGGAACTAAACGGAATAATCATGTTGCAGCCAATGAATGCAGATTTTGACCCTATCGTTGTTGATCCATTAAGTAACAATATTAGATGTCTAGGGAAACTAAAGAAAGTTATCAAAGATTTCAATTGGGAAGATTGATGTGTATGCGGAGATGAAACAATATGAGTGATATTGATGTTAGAATTGGAAGGAAACTCCAAAAAATAAGAGAATCTAAAAATCTATCACTTAATGATGTTGGACTAAAAGTAGGCAAAGCGAGAAATACTATTCATGCATATGAAAAAGGGAAAATATCAATAAGTGTAGATGCCTTAAATTCTATTTGTAATGTATTAGATTGTTGTTTTGTGGATGTATTAAATGAAATTGTGCAAGATATAAAAAGAGAAGAAAAATAAAATACAGCCATTTTCAGTCATAAAAACGGCCGTAAACACTTGTAATTAAAAAAGAGGAGAAGGGAAAAATGAAAGAGAAGAAAATGACATGGTGGAAAATACTTCTTATTATAGTTTTTCTACCATTTGCTATTATTTATTATGGTGGTAAGTATCTAATTAAGTTTTATAAGTCTAGTAAGTTCTCAGTGAAGCAGAAAGTTATATATACGATTATCGGTGTATGTGTGCTTTCAGTTTTCGGCGGTATTTCAGAATCATTAAAAAATCCGGAAATAAAAAAAGTAACAATATCAGACATAACCCTATATAAGGGAACAACAAAAAAAATAAAGTCTAAAATTACACCTGATAAGGTAGTAGTTAAAAATATTGAATATACTAGCTATAACCCTAATATCATTTCTATCAGTGATAAAGGAAAGATTGAAGCAAAAAATGAAGGTACCACTACCGTTGTATGTAAAGTAACTGACGATAATGAAAAAACTGTCAAATCAAACAGATTTAAAGTAATTGTCGAACTTACAGAAGAGCAAAAAGAAGAACTGAGAAAAAAAGCTGAAGAAGAAGCATTAAAGGCTGAACAGGAACTGCAGAAAAAGAGAAATTCGCTCTCAATAGACGAAGCAATCCGTATAAAGGATGAATGTGAGCAGATTGTCAATCAGATTCTTAAGGCACCAGGATCCGCAAAATATCCAGGGGCTTGGTATGATCCTTTGAATGATTGGGGAATGAAGAAAGTGAATAACCTTGTAACAGTATCATCATACGTTGATGCTCAAAATAGTTTTAGCGCAAATTTAAGAACTTATTTTGTTATGCAGTTTAGAATGAACGATGATGGAAGCGGAAGTCTATCATATTTTAAATTTGGTAATCAGGTAGTTACTGGTTCTTATAGTAATTAAGGTGTGGGTTTAAAAAGCATTGATAAAAGCTTTGTTGATGTATATAATGATAAGGAACAGAAATGACTGCACCTGATGCGGTTAGTAAAGCTCCTTATCAAAAGATAAGGGGCTTTTGTGATTATTCGCAAGCAACAGCACCGCCAATCGCATAAAGTGCACCACCTATATCACCAACTGCACCACTAGTCTAAAAATCAGAATATACACAACTGCACCACCTCATGGGTGGTCTTT